TATTCTAGAAGAGTATCAAGAGCAGTGCAAGAACAGTCACAAATAGCTGTGAGTAAGATAGCAGGCATCAGGAAACATAAAGAATATCTGCCACGGGCGCAAGAAGGTCTTGCGTGTCATATAAATAATTTAGGACAAGTTGATCTGTCTCAAGGCAAATGGTTAGTGCTTACAAGAACTAAAAGTAATCTGTTAGATATTATGAAAGAATTAAAAAATAAAAATATTTATTATCAAAGTAACAAAGGTAAAAGTTTTAACGTTGGTATATACAACGCTGCAATGGCATATACAAAATGGGTAAGAGAAGGAACGTTAGAAGAAAAAGAAATAAATGATGTTGTAGAATATATTCCCAGTGGCAATTGGGATCCTGAAAAAAGTTGGCACGAAATCTTCGTAGCTGATCAAAAAGAAATACTTTATATTCGAAATATAATTTCTGGAGGTGAAAAACTTTCTGAAAAAGCAAGNGTATGGNTGTCTACNATTCATGCTGCAAAAGGTGGTGAAGAAGACAATGTNATTTTATCTTTACACCAAGGTGCTAAAGTACAAAAAAGTATACGTCTAAGTGTTGACAAACAAGATGAAGAGCATAGAGTGTGGTACGTGGGCACAACTAGAGCTAGAAATAATCTATATAAACTGAAAGCAAAAAAGAAAATAAAGGAGTATCAATTATGACAAATAAAAAAATGCTTGACGAAGCTTTTCCTCAAGACAAACAGATTGGAGGATCTCATTATAAAGACTTTCACATTCAGCCTTATGAATTTATTTCAAAAAATGATTTATCATTTTTTCAGGGCAACGTTGTAAAATATGTTTGTAGATATTTACACAAAAATGGAATAGAGGATTTAGAAAAAATTAAACACTATTGTGATTTAGAAATAAAAAAATTAAAAGATAAAAAATGAAGATACCTAAATATCTAACACAAACCGAATGGGTNCAGNCCACAGAATATCCTGATCTAAGAGATTACGATGANATTGCAATTGACTTAGAGACAAGAGATCCTGATTTAAAATCAAAAGGATCAGGTGCTGTTACAGGTAATGGTGAAGTTGTAGGTATCGCTGTAGCTACGTTCAATGACAAATGGTATTTTCCAATTGCTCATGGTGAAGGACCAAATACAAACAGAGCAAAAACTTTAGAATGGTTTAAAGATATTTGTGGATGTCCAGCCACAAAAATATTTCATAACGCTATGTATGATGTATGTTGGATACGTAATTTAGGTATAAAAATCAATGGTTTAATCGTAGATACAATGATTGCATGTTCTGTTTTAGATGAAAATAGATTTGCATACACACTAAATGCTTTGTCCTGGTATTATCTTAACGAAGGTAAAAATGAAAAAGCTTTAACTGAAGCTGCTAAGTCTAGAGGATTAGATCCAAAAGCAGAAATGTGGAAGTTACCTGCAAGTGAAGTAGGAGCTTACGCTGAAAAAGATGCAGAGTTAACTTTTAAACTTTGGCAACACGTTAAAAAATTATTATACGAAGATGACTGTCAAGATATATTTAATTTAGAAACTGATCTTTTCCCTTGTCTGGTTGACATGAGATTTCTTGGCGTAAGAGTTGACGCTCAAAGAGCTCATACACTAAAGCGAGAGCTAACGACAAAAGAAGAAAGATTAATCCACCAAGTAAAAATAGAAACAGGAATAGAAACTCAAATATGGGCTGCGCGAAGTATACAAAAAGTTTTCGAACATTTAAAATTACCTTTTGAAAAAACAGCAAAGACTGGTGCACCTTCATTTACAAAAAATTTCCTTTCGAATCATGAACATCCTATAATTCAAAAGATAGCAGAAGCTAGAAGAATAAACAAGGTCAATACAACTTTTATAGATACGATTTTAAGACATCAACACAATGGTAGAATACATGCAGAGATAAATCAAATACGTTCTGATGATGGCGGAACTGTAACTGGTAGGTTTTCATATTCTAATCCAAACCTACAACAGATACCTGCAAAAGATCCAGAGACAGGGCCATTGATTAGAAGTTTATTTTTACCTGAAGAAGGTTGTAAGTGGGGTACGTTTGACTACTCGCAACAGGAACCAAGATTAGTTACAGAGTATGCATTAAGATTTGGTCTAGCTTCTGTAAATAAAATTGCAGATGCATATGATTCAGATCCTAAAGCAGACTTTCACCAGGTCGTAGCAGACATGGCAAAGATACCAAGAAGTCAAGCTAAGGTAATTAACCTTGGATTATTTTATGGTATGGGTAAAGCAAAGTTAGAAGCAGAGTTAGGTGTAAGTTCAGTTAAAGCTAAAAATTTATTTGATAGTTATCACGCAAAGGTACCTTTCGTAAAACAATTAACAAATGAATTAATGAGAGCAGCTCAAAGTCAGGGTAGAATAAAAACTATTTTAAATAGAAAATGTAGATTTCCAAAGTACGAACCCATATTAAAAGGTAATGATTGGGGTAGATTTGTGCCAGCGCAAGATCATGAAAGAATGTTAGAACTACAAGCTATGGGTCCACATATGAAAGATGAAGAAGGAGAATTTCTTTTAGATAAAGATGGCAACAAACAAAAAAATTATTGGCATGAGAACGGTCATCGAAGAGCCTTTACATACAAAGCTTTAAATAAATTAATTCAAGGATCAGCTGCAGACATGACTAAAAAAGCTATGTTAGAATTATACAAAGAAGGTATCACACCGCATATACAAATACACGATGAACTTGATATATCTGTAATAAGTGATTTAGAAGCTGCAAAAATAAAAGATATAATGGAACATGCAGTTGAATTAAAAATTCCTAATAAAGTTGATTATGAATCTGGACCAAATTGGGGGGTCTATTAAATAAAATGTTTTACGAACATAAAATAGATGAAGATACAATAGATAAAATCATGGAAATTGTTTCTTTATGTAAAGAAGAACACATTTCTCCTACCTGTTTTACTAAAAAAGGTTTTCAAACTATCAATATAATAGATAAATTTTCAAATGATATTCTTAAAAAAATAGTTTTAAAAGATGAGTTATACAAAAAAATATTTCATATTCATTATATAAAATATCAAGAAGGCGGACATCAAGAAGAACATTTGCACCAACCTGATGAGTATAGTTTTATATTGTATTTAAATAATGCAGATGGAGACACGGTTTTAAAAGAACCAATTAACAAAAAAATTACACCTGAAAAAGGAAAAGTAATTGTTTTTGATGGTAAAATATTGCATTATGCATTGCCCTCTTACAAACAAAAACAAGTTTTAGTAGGAGCAATAAAGTGAAAATATTGAAAGACCTTGATGAAGCCGCGATAATGTGGAACAAAACCAAAGATCCAAAATATAAAGAATTGTGGTATGATCTTCTAAAAAAATTAAAATATGTCTTACCTAAATGCTAATATTCCTGTACAATACGCCCAAATAAGAAGGGAGTATTTATATGATCTCAAAAAACATAAAGGAGAAGTTGAAGACTGTATTATCTTTGGCCTCACAAGCATGGGCGGCCGTGCTATTCTATGGCACGCCATTATGGAAAACGGTGCAGTCTTTTATCGTCTCCCAATTACGGCTTTTATTCAACGTGGTTATGAACCCAAAAATGTTCCACATAAAAGACTTGATGAATTGGAACTTTGGAATTCTTTTAGTTATTATCCTGCTGTTACTACTTGGAATATTTTAAGCGCAGCATCAGGCAAATATATTGGTAAAGATAAAAAATGGCACCATGGGTCCTATTTATTTACTGTTGACTGGGCTCACCCAGAAGGTAATATAATAGATTCTGATCATTCAGAAATACCACACGAACACAAGTGTGCTCACATAATAGCCTTAGATGACGGCAATTATGCAGCCCAACCCAACAACAGATGTATTTGGGATCTGCCTTCTTTCACAGTAAAGGACAACATTCCTGACTGGAAAGTACAGACTAACGAGTGGAACGTAGAGGATACTGGTAAATGGAAGACAGAGGATACCGATAAATTTTTCTACGAAATAGAGGAGAAAAAAATGATTAAACAACCACAATCAAAGATGTGTGATTTATGCGGACACAAGTTAAGTCATCACGTTCATGAAGGTATTAACAAATGTGCTCACTGTGATTGCAGTTTGAGTCAGGCACCAGGGAACAAATGGTGGGAAAAAGTTATAAGCTGGTTAACGTAATGATAGAGGTAGCCAGGATGAATTATTATTTTACAGGTCTATTAATATTAATGTTAGTAGTGTTAGCTTTCTGTGGAGGACCACATGGCTAATAAACCACTAAACATATCAGACGAAGCTAAAGTGCAAATGCCGATGAAGACGGTTGCGTCTTTAATAGCCCTCGTTGCAATTGGAACGTGGGCATATTTTGGTATTAATGAACAACTTAATAAACACAGCACCCAATTAGAATTATTTCAAAAAGATTTAGAACATAATACAGAGTTTAGAATAAAATATCCGCGTGGAGAACTTGGTCAGTCAAGTGGGGAAGCGGAACTT